TTTTGTGGAGATTGGTTGCCGCAGGATTCCGTATGATGGGGTATTTCAAAAGCTGGTTATCGGTGATGTGACCTTCACTCATGGAACCATCTACAATGAAAACTCCGCTAGGGACATGGCTGAAATGTATGGTGGCAAAGTCATCTTTGGGCACACTCATAGAAGCCAACAAGCTGAAGGCAGAACGATCAAGGAAAGCACGGGCTACTGCACAGGCACGCTTACTCGCAGAGGTGAGATGGATTATGCGAAAGCACGAAGGGCCACGCTTGGATGGCGACAGGGGCTTGTGTATGGAGAAATCGGGCCAAAGGATTCCGCTGTCTGGCTCATCACAAGAGGAGAGTTCGATAAAGAATGGAGGTTGCCACTATGAGCGCAAATAAGTGGGCAGAGATTATTGCCAGCACTCAGTTGAGCGATCCAGACATCGTTCCAGAAGGATTCAAAACATCAAGTGCCTTGGCATCTGAGTTGAACATTCCAGCACGAACGCTTACTCAAAAACTGCGGCTTCTTATGAAGTCGGGGAAAATAGAGAAAAAGAACTTTAGAATTAACCACGAGGTAAGGGGATTGTATTCAACACCACACTACAGAATCATTAAATGAAAAACGAAGCAGAATATTATATTGAAGAAGACTACAGCGTCCTAGCAGGGCCATATGTAGTTGGCAACAAGCGTCACGATCAATACCTACAGAATGTCATTGATGACATGAAGCGTGGTAAAATCCATTACACAGTTGTCAGCTTCGGGCCGCTACGCTATGTGGAACGCAAGGGCATGATACTTCCCAAACGATGAGCAATCCAGTTTCACATCCATCCCATTATATCAATGCCAATGGCGTTGAGCTAATCGACATTATTGACGAAATGCCGTTTGCTCGTGCATCTGCCATGAAATACATATTCCGTGCTGGCAAGAAGAATCCAGAAAAGGAACTGGAAGACTTGCAAAAGGCGGCATGGTTAATTCAAAGGGAAATAACCAAGCTCGCAAAATGAAATTCAAGAAGGTTGGCAATGTAGACATTAACGGAGAACGCTGGGAGTTTGGATGGGGGGATTGTGGGATGACTCCAAATGGCCCAGCAATCGGAAAGTGCTACTACCAAAACAGACGAATCACAATCAACAAAAAATATCATGCAGACTGTAGACTGTCAGACGTTGTGGCGCATGAGGTGCTTCACGCCTACATTCCCTTTGCAAACGAAGATTTCGTTGAAAGATTTGGCAAGACAGTTGGTGACATGGAAAAGAAACTATCAAAAAGCATTGAACAAGAAAGGAATACAAATGACAGCTAAACAACAATTCGACGAATGGTATGGAAGCGTTGGAATTCGCTCATACTCTAAAAATCATGGATCTGCTGAAGGGCACGAGGAATACATGGCAATCGCTTGGATGAGCGGTTATCATTCAGCACTTAAAGACATACAGGAGATTATTAAAAATGATACGTCAAAAGCTGATAATTCACGATAGCGTTCCCCCCAATCGTTATCGCTTCGTTGTTCCAGAGACAGGGTTTCGCATTGAAGGCGAACTCACTATGGAATCCCTATTGTCTAGGGTTAAGAAGCATTATATGGAAAATGGAATCACGTTGCCTCCTGATTGGAAAGAGGTAGTAGAAGACCATCTTTGCCGTCAGCTTCCTCATGGTTGGTGCAGTTATTCTGATGGCAATCCAGCACAAGGGGTAGCTCCAAATCTATCAGCTGAAAACATTATCAAGGGAATCAAGTCCCTTGCAACAATGGCAATGGATGCTGTGTCTGGGCAGGAAGTCTTTGTCAGTCAGGAAGAAGCGAATAAAAGGGCCGAAATCTGCGCTAGGTGCTACAACAACATGACAACCAACTTCTGTGCTGGATGCTCTGCCATGCAACAGATAACATCCTTGGTTGCAAAGGTTAAGGGATCACGCACAACTCCGCTGGATTCAAAGTTATATACCTGTGGTGTATGTGGTTGCAGAAACGAAGCCATTGTCCATGTCAATAGAAAAGTGTTGCTTTCTGGCGAGAAATCGGAGACAACAAACGCTAGACCAGAATGGTGCTGGGTCAAAAATGATGACTTAACTCACGCTGTCGATTCACTTAAAATATGATTTCCTTTGGATTAACTGACCCTAAAGTTGGCGAAAAGCCTCCTCGCACTAGAATTGAGGATGCTGAATCCGCTAGGTCAATGCTATTTGAACTGATCAATGACGATCAGATAGCATCATATCGCAGGGCGCAGATTCAGGGCATCATTGATGGCAACCCTCCATATAACGAACAACAGCTTCGTGAGATGGGTCAGGCAGACCGCATCAACGTAAACTGGGGTCATGCTGAAGCAAAGGTCGAGGCCGCTGTTATCCCCTACTTTGACATCCTCACCTCCGTTGGTCATTACGCAACTGTAAAGACCAAGTACGGGAAGGACATGGGCAAGAGGGAAGAATGGAGCAGGATCATTACGGAGGAGTTCCACAGGCTCCTATCGTCCAGCAATCCCAACTTTCTTGCACAGCATCAGGTTTGCCATAAGGAGCTTGTTATTCATGGCATGGCTTGTATGTACTTCCCAGATGGGGTGGATTGGCGAGCCAAGGCTATTGAGCCTTACGCTCTGGTTGTTCCAAAGGGATCTAAGGTTGATTGGGACAACTGGGAGTTTTGCTACATCCTTGATGAGATGTATTGCGAAGAGCTTTACAGCTACGTTGAGAATGAAGAGGCCGCAACTCGTGGTGGATGGGATGTTGAACAATGCAGGGAGGCTATCATGCAAGCCAAGGTTGATGAGCAGGATCAACGCCGTCCTTGGGAGTGGTATCAGAGGGAGCTTAAAAACAATGCCCTATACTACTCGTATGCCAAGAGCAAGGTTATCAAGATCGCTCATTTCTATGTGCGTGAATACGATGGCAGGATTTCACATTACATTTTTGATCGCCTCAACAGCACCGAATTTTTGTGCCAGAAGGTAGGACGATATAAGAACTTCTCTAACGCCTTCACCATCTTCCTGAATGGCGTTGGCAATGGCTACTACCACAGCGTCCGTGGCCTTGGTCAGAAGGTTTATAAGTACGCAGAGGCAATGAACAGGGTTAACAACTCGCTCCTTGAGGGTGTCATTGTTGGATCTGCCGTTATGTTCCAGCCTAACTCTGCGGCTGATGCGGAGAAGCTAAAGACTGTGCAGGTAGGACCTTATCGTATCTTGCCTCCTGGCCTTAACCTAACGCAAGTCAATGTCGCATCTAATCTTGCCGCCGCCATGCAGACGGCTCAATACTTCCAAGGGCAGGAGAGTGATGACATTGGATCATTCATGCCATCCGTTGCTGGAGGCAGGAAGAAGAGCAATCGGGAAGTTGAGGCAGAGATTGGTGAGAAGTCTCGCCTTACCAACACTCGTGCAGAAATCTACCTTCAGGCTCTTGATGTTCATTATGCAGAGGTTTATCGTCGTGCATCCAATCCGAACCTCGTAGAGGAAGATCATGGCGGCAAGGAGGCTCTTGAGTTCCAGAACGCTTGCTTCAATCGTGGAGTTCCCAAAGCGGCTATGCTGGACATTGATAGCGTCAAGGCAACACGAAGCATTGGTCAGGGATCGTCTGCGGCTCGCATGCAAGCGATGGAACTGATCGGTCAGTATCTCCCACAACTCCCAGAGTCCAATAGGAAGCGTGTTATCAATGCCAACATTGCGGCTATCGCAGGACAGACTGGGGTGGACACATTCGGAATCCCAGAGGAAACAAAGCCAGATGGAAATGACCTATCCATTGCGTCTCTTGAGAACAATGCACTCCAGACAGGGGGGCAGGTGCTTATTGACCCAGACCAAAACCATGCCACGCACATGGCCGTTCACCTCCAGTTCGCAGGTCAAGTCGTGCAGTCCGTACAAGATCAGCAGATTGATCCTGTGGGTGCTGATAAGACAATGCAGGCTGTTATTCCTCATATGCTCACGCATCTTAAATACATGGAGGCCGATCCCACTCGTGCGGATCAGTTCAATGCCATGAATGAGCAGGTGAGCGAGCTTATGAAGATTGCTGATCAGCTTGCTAGGATGTCTCAGGAGATCCAGCAGAGCCAGATGGAGGCAATGGCTCAACAGCAACAGCCTCAACAGCAAGATCCGAAGGCAATGGTTGCCATGAACAAGATTGAGCTTGATCGCATGAAGTTCCAGAACGATGCCCAAATCAAACAGGCAAAGGCACAGCACCAGATGCAACTCCAAGACCGCAAGACAGCACAGCGGATGATGGTGGATCGCATCAAGGTGGCGCAGAAATACGGAACAACCCAAGAATAAACCCCCCATGAAAAAAGGACTCTACGCAAACATTCACGCAAAGAAAAAGAGGATGGCTCAAGGATCTGGCGAGCGAATGAAGAAAGCTGGGGAGAAGGGGCGACCAACTGCCAAGGCATTCCGTCAGTCTGCCAAGACTGCCAAGAAGTAATTGTCGGTAAACCTAACCATAAAAAACAATGACAACACACCCGTTTGATTCGGGTCGGGAGGAAATGAGAGAGCAGATCATATCGCTCATTTATGAGCGTTATATCTATTGTAGAACATTTCTAGGCAGGGAGTCGGAGCCAGCCCTAATACTAAAAAACCTAATTCACTCCATCAGGGACGCGCAGGCAGATGAAATGGACAATGCAAAAATAAGTAAGCTTGACTTGCAAATGCAAAAGTAGTACAAGGCTTTAATGCTGTTGTGCAATCAACGACAATAAACAACTAAAATTATATGACACAGGCATGGACTAGAAAGGAGGGCAAGAATCCCAAAGGTGGATTGAACGCCAAGGGACGAGCAAGCTACAACAAGGCTACTGGTGGCAATCTAAAGCCGCCAGCACCGAACCCCAAAACAGAAAAAGATGCCGCAAGAAGGAAATCATTTTGCTCTAGGATGAAGGGACTTAAAGCCAAACTCACAAGTGAAAAAACAAAACGTGACCCGAATAGCAGAGTGAACAAAAGCTTGAGGGCGTGGAATTGCCGATAAACAACAACAACTAAAATATTATGACTCATGAAGAGTGGCGAGCGGATGTTTCCCTCGCTATCGAACTAAAGAAGATCCTTGATCTTCCAGTACTAAAGGCCGCTATTTCTATTCTGGATTCCCAGACAATGGCAAGGACGTTGGCTGGAAATGGATTGCTTCAGCTTTCCGACAAGGCACACGTTCTATTCGGATATGATGCTGGAAGGGCATCTATTTTATCCGACCTGCAAAACCTTTCCGTCGTACCAGAGGAAATGAAAGAGCTTCCTCCTAGCTACACCACCGAATTTTAACCAACACATATATGTCAGACCAAACAGAAGCCCCAGTAGCATCCATCACGCAATCCGCTGATCCCGTCATTGCCACAACCCCAGAACCAATTACTGAAAGCTGGGAGTCGCAGATTTCAAGACAGCTTAAAAACAAGCCCAATATCCCCAAAACGGATTTGAAGAGCCTTGAATCCCTGCCCGATGATGTGGCAGTTGATGGCTTTGATAGTGTTTCCGTGCAGGAGGCTAGTGACTTCCTAAAGAACATGGACGGCAAGGATGTTGAGCCTAAAAAAGAAAAGAAGATTAAGGTTGAAGTAGAACCTGAAGTGTCTAATAGCTTTGACGTATCTGACCTTGACCTTTCAAAAGACCCAGATCCTATTGAGGAGAAGCCAAAGAAGAAGAGCAAGGAAGACAATATTGCAGAGCTTCGCAAGAAGGCAGAGAGTTACGAGGAAACCCTCAAGACCAAGGACACAGAGCTTTCCACCTATCGTGAGAAGCTAGAGAAGATGGAGGCCGAACTTGAGCGCACGGCATTTGAGAAGTCGCCCAAGTTCCTTGAGAAGTATCAAGACCCATACAATGCGTCCGTCACCTCCGCTGTGGAGTTTGCAACTGAATATGCGGCTGATAACTCTATTGTTGAGAAGGCTCTTTCCCTGAAGGGCAGGGAGCGCATTGATTTCATTGATGATTCCTTCGGAGGGGGTGCGGCGGCGGCTCAATTCCTGTCGCTGATTAACAACGCTGACAGCAAGCGTTCAACGCTTGAATCTGCATTGCAGGATTACAAGGCAACACACAACCAGATTGTGCAAGCGGAGGAGGCCCAGCATATCCAGACTGTTGAGCAGATCAACAAGGGGTTTGATCGCATGGCATCGCATCTTGCCAACAAGAGTGAGTTCTTCCGCATGACGGGAGACGATGCCAACGACAAGGCAGTTAAAGCTAGGATTGATGCGGCAAAGAACATCATGCATGGCAACGCCTCGCAGAATGAAATGCTTGTCGCCCCATTCCTTGCGGTTATTGCAAAGGAAGCAGTTGATGAGAATGCAAAGCTGAAGGCTGAACTTGCCAAGTATAAGAGCCGCATTGCACAGGACTCCGCTGTACAGCCAAGGATCAGCAAGGGATCTACCAGCGATGCTGAATCCGAAACGAAGGGCAAGCCTCGCTCTGCAATGGATGCAATTCGTGCGCAACTGCGAAGCTACTAATCTGAGTGGAATGATAGACCTGTAATGGTGTATCCCAAGAGCCGTTGGTGTTAGAAGCACCAGCGGCTTCTTTTTATAATGAAGCTACAGACATACGGACTGGATTTCAGCAAGCACCCAAACATTTCGCAACTTGAGATTGAGTTGCTAATGGTGGGTGATGCTGATCCGTCTAGGATC